AGCTGGTCTAGCTTAGTTACACCGACTGCAAACAATTCACGGCTACCGACACCCGACGCATTGGCCATCTTGGCTAACTCTCTGACCGCTTTGTCGCCAGCATAGCCATCGTGGCGAAGTGGCAGGTACTCGGTAATCGATGGGTCGGATAGATTCTTTGAATAATAGCTGACGGCCAGCATTTCTTTACCACTAGCGTTGCTGATGTGCTTGCGCCAATTCCAGCCAGTAATAATCATATCCTTGGCATCCATGCCCATAATATCGTCGTGACGTAGTGCCAATGGCTTCGGTACGGACGGCGGGAATTCATGGCCACAGGACGGACACACTTTGATTGATATGGCGCATAGTTCATGGCACTCGGTGCAAAGTTTGACCGGCATTTCACCGTTCCCTGTCCCTGCTTTATTGGGTGGCTGCACGTTGGTAATCGGGCCATGCGTCTCAACTACTCCGGCAAAATCCAACACCAAGCAATGATCGATATGATCTTTAATCCGCATACCGCGACCCGCCATTTGCACGTATAGGCTCGCGCTCATGGTTGGGCGCAGCATGGCAATCAAATCAATATTAGGAGCATCAAAACCAGTAGTAAGTACGTTAGCATTTGTTAAAGCCCTTATTTTTCCAGATTTAAATTCATGGATGATTCGCTCTCGGTCTGTCTTTGATGTCTCGCCAGTAATGCACGCCGACTTAATTCCTTGGTCGCGCAGCTCAATCGATACGTTTTTCGCGTGATTAATACCTGCGCAAAAGAATAACCACGACTGTCGATCGCCAGCCAAACGAATTACTTCGGCCACAACGCTCTCATTATTCTTTCTGGTATCCACGGCCTTTTGTAACTCGGCCTCAATGAACTCGCCACCACGTTTTTTAACGTCGCTGGTATCTAGCTTGGTTGTGGTGGTCTTTGATCGCAGCGTGGCCAGATGCCTTTTGTAGATCAACTCCTCGATGCTTACTGGCTCAATCAGATCGTCAAAGATAGCTGGCTTGTCGGTAATAAGACCGTGGCCAAGACGATACGGTGTGGCCGTTAAACCAATGACTCGCAGCTCTGGATTAATTACCTTCAATTCAGCCAACAACGTGCGGTAGCCACCTTCGTTTTTGTGGCTAATCAAATGGCACTCATCCACAATTACCAGATCAATATGGCCAAGCAACGCAGATTTAGTGCGCACCGATTGAATGCCAGCAAAAGTTATCGGCTCGCCTAAGTCGCGTTTGCCGATACCTGCTGAATAAATTCCAAGCGGCGCGCCTAGCCAATGTTGGCGCATCTTCTCTGCGTTTTGCTCGATTAATTCTTTAACGTGCGTCAGCATCAGGATTTTTGTCTCTGGCCATTGCTGTACGGCATCCTTGCAAAGTGCGGCCACAATATGGCTCTTACCCGAGCCAGTTGGCAGCACTAAACACGGATTGCCTTTGTTTTTTCCGAACCACTCATAAAGCTGGTTGATGGTTCGTTGTTGGTAGTCGCGGAGCATTAAATAACTCCCCATTGATCTGCCATTGCGTTGGCGATGCCTTGGTACGTTTCACTGCGCAACTTCCATCGATCTTCGCTTGGCGGTAAAAAATGCAAACGCTCACGTTGATTGCGTGGCAACGTCATCATTTCATCTTTAACATTATTGGTCGGCGTCAATTTAGGCAATCCTTTAAGCCACAAGCATGTTGCTTTTTGCTCCGTATGGCCAAACATCCACGGCTGAATTACTTGGTCTGGTTTGCGCCACAAACTTGACATTACGCACACCGGATTTTCAATTGCAATGCGCGGTATATCTGTTTTGGCCAACATCATAAAAAACGATGCGCTTGCCTGTTGCGCGCCAAGTAATCTTTTCTTTGCAAACCATGCAGCGCCAGATACAGCAAGATCGGTGCATGGTGGATGGGCAATCATTAAATCCCACGGATAATCTAATACGTCACGCACATCGCCTTGATAGTGTGGGCCAGGGGTATCAGTTCCTAATAAATCGCAACTCATAGCATCATGCCCCCCCCAATGAAAGCATCTCGGACTCGGCCAGAGTATTCACAGGCAATCAATACTTTCATCCAACCACCCTCGCATTAAACTCACGACGAAACTCTGTCGCAAACTCGTCGGGGTTGGCGCATACCGATGGATTGGCCAGTATTTCTTTGGAACCAAAGACATTGGTATCAGGCTCGCCGTTAATCACATCCTTGCCATTGATTACATAAATGGCTTGCCATTCGTTGTCGCTTTCCTTGCGCTGATATGGCACCAGATCGGGGTGCAGTACGTGCGAATCGCAACCTTCACGCTGCCATTCAACAGGTATATCGTCAGCATCATGGCGCTCACACCGCCATGTTGAATTCTCTAGCGCCGTACTGTTAGCGCAGGTTCTGCAATTGGCGTGTTTGGTAATCTTGGACTCGAAACAAAAATCGTGCGCAGGGCACCAGCGGCATTGATACCACGTTGGGTCAGCCGACAATGGTTCTGGCATACGGTCAGCCAAAGCAATCCGCTTGCCTCGCGCTATGGCTTTCTCGGCGACGTCTTTATCAAACTTGACGCGCTCGGTATAGATGCGGTCATCATCCTTGCAAACGGCCACGTACAGCGCTCGATCAATTTCCGTTCCAGCCATGTAAACCTGCATCTGTACGAAATGCTCTGGCTTGGATTCTTCAACACCCTTCTTTTCCACATCGTTAAACGACTTCAAACCATGCGTTTTAAATTCAGCTACGTGTTCGGTCTTTGGTGCGCCAAGTACACCGGATTTGATTACACCGTCCAAGCTACCGGATACGTGCGAGCCGAAGTCAACCCGCGATTGGTTACCGGTCGTGCGCTGGATGTCGATGCCAATGGCACGAAGGTCGCTAACGATTTGCGCTTCCTCAAGGTTGCCACGGCGAAACATTCGCAAAACACGACCGTCAAAGGTTTGCTGGACTGCCCAGCGAAACGACAGCCATAACCAGCGGTCGCAAGGGTGACCCAGCGTTGATGCCCCAAGGTGCGGCCTTGGCGGTTCCTGACGGCTTTCGTGGTGCTTGTCAATCAGGTTGGTGATGCTGTATTCTGGCTCTGGAATTTTCATGATTCCGATTCTCCTTCGTGTGAACTAGTTGGGCAGGGGTCAAACCCTGCCCTTTTTTTATTACTTCTTCTGCCAAGGTGGCGCAGCCTTACCGCTTGCCGCAGCCTTTGCTACTGGTGCGGGTGGCGTTGAGCCAGCAATGGCTTTAAAGCCTTTGACTTCGTTCTGGTCGCCGTACTGCTCAGAGCTGCGAATATCAACCTTAATCGACAGTTGGCCACCGATCAATTCATCCGTGTCCTGCACCTTTGCGATGCCAATAGCGCGCATGACTTCGCCTAATTGCTGGCGACCAATTTCCTCGGCTTTTGGGTTAGGGTTACGAATGTTCAAGTTGCCAAAAACAATTCTGCCCTGATGGCTCGGGCCAATGATGTCGTAGCGAATAGCAATATATTGGCCAGTACCTGCTTTGGTGTTTTTCAATTCAGCGCCAGTAATACTGGCCGTGTACCAACCGGCTGGCAAAGGTTCATACGATTTTTCTGAAACCGGCATTGCATCTGCTTCAAAGGTTTGGTCTAAAAAAGCCATTATTCTTCTCCGATCATGGTGATAGTAAATGTTGGTCTGCCTGGCGTTGTGGTAATAGCGCCGAGCAAAGGTTTAGTAATGCTTTCATCAGCCGCTTTCCAAGCAGCCGATGCAATTTCAGGTTTCCAGCGAAACAAACTACTCAAATGCGCCTCAAGTCCGTTTGCTGTTGCCAGTTCCTGCAACTTGTCGGCGTTGATCTTGCGGTTCATGCGGCCTTCGATCTTGACAACGTACTGGCCAACCTCTCGGTTTTGAGTACCCTCAAAGGATTCGGCCACCTTAAAATGCTTAGTCAGCTTGTCTTCAATCTCACGACGGTAGGACGTTGCTGCTGCTTCTTCCATCTTGGCAATCGTCCATTCTTTAGTTAGCGTTTCGACTTCGTTCATAGAATCCACTCCACGATGGTTTCAGCAAAGATGGCCAGAGTCATGACGATGGCAATGTTGATGTTCATGTATGTATCTCCTGAATTCTAATTTCCATCATCATGTCGGCATACTCATAGGCAGCCAAGCAAATATCCTCTTTTGAATCTAATCCAGCATCAGGATTCCAAAGTAGTGATTGCATCGCCTTTGCCGCAAAGTAATCACGCAAGTCCATGCCAGGCTCATCATCAAAGGCACTATTACTTATTGGAAATGCTTTCATTTCTTCGCTCCGATCTTATTAATGATTACCGTCAAGTCAGGCGCTTCCCAAGCCTCGAGTTTTCCAGAACGATCCTTGGCTAACCAAAGGCCGTCGGAATCGCACATCAAGGCACGTTGGGCAAAACCGTCGGCATCCTTCTCAACTCTAAGCGCGAGAACTTCGTCGAAAAAATACGGCAAGGATTGGCCGGTTTTGTTGCCTGGCATCGAAGGTGCATACAAGATGCGACCCATTTCATCCTGAGTCTTTTCAAGTTTTGCGCTCATGTAAACGTGCTTTGCTGGCAGGTCACGGAATGCTCGGATAATGTCGGCCATTTGTTCCTGCATGGCACCGTAGGCTGCCCTTGGGTCTTTATTGATTTTTTTCTCATAGTTCAAACAGACTTCAGCAATTTCGCTGATGCTGTCAATGGCCACCGATTCAAACTGCGCAGCCTCGGCAGATTCAGCCAGCCATTTGTAAGCCTCTTGAAGCTCTGCCATCGTGGTGATTTCGATGTAAGGCAGCTCGGCATCCTGAATTGATAGGAGGCCACCCTCGGCGCTTAAAACGATTGGATTAGGCAGCGTTGGAGCAAGGGTAGTCTTACCTGCACCGGCTTGGCCATAGACCAGGAGCTTCACGCCGTTACCAGCTAAGTTGCCGGTTGATTTGAGATTAATAGCCACGGCTCACCTCCGCATAGGTCAAATCAGTTGCGGCGTTCTCTGCGGCTGCGCAGCGATGCGCCCATTCTTGGGCAGTTTTTCCGCTGTTTTCGGCCTTGACGTTGCAGTTGTGAGCCACCAATACAGCGTCAACGTCATCTAAATCGATGCCGTATTGCGAATAGATGGCCTTTGCGTCTGTTGAAATAATCATTTTCCTTCTCCTAAATGTCGCCGGTCAGACAATCTGGTTGGCGATTACTTGCAAGATTACCGAATACAAAGTAGGATGTCAACACTTTGATGTAGAAAAGTAACGGAGTAATATAAATGCTAACTTTAGACCAAATTAGAGATAAATTACAGGATCGCCGACTTGGGTTGATTGTTAAGGCCACTGGCCTTCACTACAACACGTTGCGCGATGTTCGGGACAATTCTGAGGCTAATCCCACCTACAAAGTTATTAAATTGCTAAATGATTATTTCTCAGGGACATTGATCGATGGCTGACCTATCCAGCATCTTTGGCGGCCCTTGGTCACCACCACCAGAAAAAGTATTAGCTTCACCCGAACAACAATTAATTGATCTAATGGTTTCGCTAGGTTTAGAGCCGCCAGATCAAATACGGATGGACGGCAAAATCCACCGTTTTAAGTCTGGCACCAAAGGCTCTGGCAACCACGGCGATAAGCCAGGCTGGTATTTGATCTTTGGCGATGGCATTCCAGCCGGTCGGTTTGGTTGTTGGCGCATGGGCATCGAGCAGACCTTTCGCGCCGACGTTGGCCGTAAATTGTCCGACTCCGAGGAAATGACCTTTGTTCGGCGCTTAACCGAGGCCAAAACCCTGCGCGACGCTGAGATACAGCGCAAGCACGAAGTCGCCGCCGACACCGTTGAGAAAATATGGGTTGGTGGTGGTCTAGCCTCGCCAGATCACCCGTATTTGCAGCGCAAGGGCATCAAGCCGCACGGCTCGCGCATTACCGGCGACGGCAGGTTGATGGTGCCTTTGTATGGCACCGACGGCGTGTTATCGAGCATTCAGTACATTGATGGCGATGGGAATAAGCTCTACCACCCTGGCGGCCAGACCGGCGGCAAATACCTGATGATTGGCACGATGGACGAGCCTGGCGTTTTGTATTTAGCCGAAGGATTTGCCACCGCTGCAACGATTCACGAAACAACGAACCGACCTTGCGTCGTGGCCTATTCGGCTTCCAACCTTGTGCCTGTCACCGGCATCCTGCGCGACACCTACGGCGTTCAGCAAAGCATAGTGATTGTGGCTGACAACGACGCCTCTGGCGTTGGCCAGCGCTACGCCGAGCAATCCTGCGCCAAGTTCGGCGCTGAAATGATCTTGCCGCCGATCCAAGGCGACGCCAACGATTACGTCAAAGATGGCCACGACCTTCTAGCGCTACTCAACCCGCCAATCGAAGGCTGGTTAGTACCGATCGACGAGTTCTGTTCCAAACCTGCCCCGATTTCATGGCTGGTTAAGCGTTGGGTGCAATCAAATGCCTTGGTGATGGTGCATGGCCCATCGGGTGGCGGCAAAACCTTTGTCGTTTTGGATTGGTGCTTGCGCATGGCCAGTTCTGTCCCTGATTGGTGCGGCAATAAGGTTAAAACTGGCAACGTGGTCTATTTAGCCGGTGAAGGTCACCACGGCTTGCGCGGTCGCGTAGCCGCTTGGAAACAGCACCACCAAGTAACTACGCCAATCAATATGTGGCTATCGAAAGACGGCTGCGATTTAAATACACCAGCCGGCTACCTAAAGGTGGTGCAGCAAATCCGTGGCATTAAGCAACCCACCGTTATCGTGGTTGATACCCTGCACCGCTTTCTATCAGGGGACGAAAACAGCGCCCAAGATGCTAAGACCATGCTGGACTCATGCAATAACCTGATGAACGAGTTCGATTGCTCGGTCATATTGGTGCATCACACCGGCGTATCCGAAGAGGCGCAGCACCGTGCGCGTGGCTCAAGTGCATGGCGCGGAGCCTTGGATATTGAGATATCGGTCGTTCCTAGCACGGATACCACGCCAATGAAGCTGGTGCAACGCAAATCCAAAGACGCCGAAATGACCGAACCGGTCTTCCTATCGCTGCAATCTGTGGCTATTACCGGCTGGAGGGACGAGGATGACCAGCCAGTAACTAGCGCGGTCGTGGTCGAATCGTTGGCACCAGTAAGAGATAAGAAGGACTCCAAGACCGAAGGATTTCGGAAAATGTTTGAAAATGCGTGGTTTGATTCAGGCGCTGAAGTCATTAACGATCAGCCGTACCTGTCTAGGTCGGCGCTGAAAGAGAAACTTGCCAAGGACGGCAACGCCGATCGAACGATTAGGAACATGATTAATCCGTCCTACACCGATAAATTGATCGGGTATTTGATGCAGTCAGGGATGATTCAAGCCAGCGAACATGGGTGGATTATGATTAATGAATTGGAAACGAATGCACTGCTTTTGAGGAAGA